TGTGTTCTGTTCACCTGCACGGGGGGGAGGGCTAACGCCCTCCCCCCCGGACTTGCATGTTGTACATGGAATTCATGCTTTCTACTGCACTCTATTGCACTTTTTCATTTTTATCATTGACGAATCATGGAATTCATGCCTGTTTTTACGGTTGTGTTCTTGATTTTGAGTAAGGGTTGGCGGTAGGACGTTGCGTTGCTACTGACTTGGCCGCGTCACGCTAGCCGTCAAGTATCGGGCTTCCTTGGTTTGGTGAGCCTTGGTTGTCGTCTCCTCGCGCGTCTGGTGGAGCTTTCATTAACCTTGACTTATCCGGGGCGTTCTTGGCCGTTCTTCCCGGAGGTAAGGATATGCGAGCTATGGGGAGATAGAAGTGCTTCGTCTGTTTCCAAAGATACCTGCTCATTAGTATAGACACATCTTTCGCTGAATTTGTTGCTTTGCATGTTTTCAAAGAGGCCGGCGCTGGGATTACCACACGATGTATTGATGTGCCCTGTGTCGCGTACGAATCTACACCTCAGTAGACTTTTGCCATGCTGATTGCGAAAATTTAGATCGAACCCGTAATACCAGACACACTATGCCTATCTCAGCGAGTGGGGTTAGCCACCCCGGTTGTACTTGCTGCCACAAAAACGAATTCTCCCAATTGTCCGCTCCACCGAAAGGTTGCAAGCAATATGTTGCGGTGACAATAGGCACGAGTCATTGGTGCTCAAATTGCGTCAAATCACCTTTCCTCAAGCATATTTGGTACAAACCACATGAAACCCCACTGCGTACCTCCTTTCGATTAGGAATTGCAGCGGGGCTGATTCACGCTTTCAACCCAATATGCAATTGTGACGCATGCCGATCCAAGTGCTGTCGCCAACTTGCAATATGGAGCACAAACTCATTATTGTCCGCTGCCAAATCAATTTTTGACTTCGCATGGTGGCGACAATACAATTGTTGCATTTACATGAAATCATGCTTCACTTCGCTAGCACTTCGTTTCACCAATTTTATAAAACCTGAGCCTCCTGCTCCTGGTTTACTGTTCAAGCAGTGGCTTCTAGCGCAAGATGAGCATATTTCATTTGTTGGACTTGAGCCTGAACTCAGCACGTTTCAGACTCATCTACGTGCCATACAACAAGCGGGGGCAGATTTCGCAACTGCCGCTGCCAGAGAAATCAATGGCACAATTATTTTGAGTGCTGAGTCACGTCGGGCTCTTTCAGATCAATCCGCAAAATTGATGTGCGGATTAGAACACGTTGAACGTCATAATTTTGATCAGTCTGTGATCATAGCAGATCTTACCGAATATGCACGGGAGTCTGCTTGTGCTCATGCAATTCAGTCTGCATCAAAGATTCACCGACCATGGTGGGAATGGACCAGATTCTTAATAGCAGGGGCATTCGGTGTCGCCGCTGTCTATTTCATGTTCTTTTCAAGAACTAAGAAGAAGATTTATCTTGCTGCGGACTTCATGGACCGAACACAGCACGCTAATAACACCGCGATCGCGCACAACGATGAACGAGCAAATAAGACGCTTCATTTGGCTTTAAACACGATTGTTAAGGACGAAAAGGACACATTTACTCGCATGGCATTGCGCGAATTTGTATCCACTTTGACGAAACAAGCCAATTCGCGGTCAAATGAATTTGGCGTACGCGTTGATGTCGAATGGCACGTCCGTGGGGAGACTGATTTGCCCACATGGCAAAAAGTATGGCGAAACCAATTTGGATGGTGTTTAATGTACTTTTTCTACCATCATTGGGATCAGTTCTACCCACCCGATGAACCTTGGGGACGCAATAGTCATATACCAGATGATTATCATCAGTCACATCCTTGGTTAAGCTACCTCATTACTTTGGGAACAGGTTATCCGCCACCATCTCCACCACCCGTTGATATGGAGGTACAGGCGGACCTCCCCCAAGATGAGGAGACACAGGTCAATGATCACAACTTCATGATTTTTCGGCAACCAGAGCCAAGGACCGCAGATGGTCTGCCTTCCATTCCAGAAGGGACGCCAGTTACACAAGCTCTGTCACAAAATGATCCGCCTGCTCGCACGGACAGGCAAGGGCGACCTGTTCGCGACGCAGGTACAGGCCAAGGTAGGTCTGCTAATCGACGAAGAAACAGGGCACGTGAAAATGCTGCTGCACGTGGAGAACCTATTCCAGACTTGTTGCCAGCGCAAGCGCGTAATCGAAGGCAAGCTGGATTAACTGTGAATCCACCTGCGCGCCCTCCTATACCTGCCATGCAAGCTTTTTCTGTCGGGGATTTGTTCTTACCAATGCGGGCTGATATGATTCTTGAGGCAGAAACAGACAGGGCAATCGAAACATTACGGGGCATACTGGCCCAGCAGGAGGCAGTAGAACGCCCTCCTGGCATTCCTGTTCCATTCATCGGGCGACCTCAGCGGCTGTCTGACATCGAAACGTGGGCAGCTGAGCCTTTGCGGGCGCCTGACGCAGTCGAGGCTGCCTTCGCAGAGTATTCATCAGAGGATTGACAGCCGACGTTTCACCCAACTTGGCGCAGTGATGCAATTTTCCAAGTTGGTCCAACTGCCGCCTTGGAGGAAATTGAGGATGGCCTCCTAGGCTTATACGGGGCATTGGCTAAAGCTGAGTCAATTGTCCATGATTGTGTAACCTTTAAAGGTTTAGAGGATTATGAGTTTGAGCGAAAACCGCTAGCCATAAAAATCGGACCTTCTTTATGCGAAGTTCAGTGTCACGAAAACCGTGACGCGAACGTGGCTGAAGCCCTTCGGCGTAGGTATATCAAGAAAACTAAGCCGGTGAGATTGTTCAAGCAAGAACGCGCCAAAATTCGTCGTGCAGTCGACTCGATAATAAAAACCTTTTTTCCTGTCGACCAAGTAAAACAGTTTTTCTACGATCACCCACTAGTGGAAGAACTAAGATCCGATGAAATGAATTTGCAGCGTTTCGAGAGGGCCTTGGATGATCTTCTTGAGTCCACTGGCTGTTTGCCGGATTACAAGTATATGATTAAAAATGAAGTTTTAAAAATACCTAAAGAAGGGCCGAAAGCGCCACGTATGATCATCAATGCTGGTGACCAACATCAGCTAGCAGCTTTGTTGTGTATTTCGTGCTTTGAAAAGTTTTGGTACAACGATCAATGCACTGATCACATCAAGGGTGCAGACAAACACGATGCCATGCTGCGAATAATCGGCCATCTCAACGATGTGGGGGCACGTCGTCCGAGTCAGGCTGAGGGTGATGGGAGCTCTTGGGATTTTACATGTTCCTTGAAGATCAGAGCTCTGATAGAAAACCCAGTCTTACAGCACATAGCTGACTGCTTGTTCTCCAATGAG